AAGTTAACGCTCACTTGCTAAAAGAGCGATTTGTATATAATAATTTAAATCTTAAGGAGGTCGTAAGTCAAGTTCGCGACCTCTTAAAACTAAATAACGAACTTACATTCGAAAAGCGCAAGGACCAGATGATCTGGGATCAACTAGTTCTTTTCACTGCTTTTAGTAGTCTAATTAAATTAGACGGCTGGGAGCAGTGGGCTGTCGATGCCATAGCTAGGCGTTACGACGTGTTTCCGATCATGTATCGTTTTGATGCATCCGGGAACATGGTACCGCTATCCAATAAACAAAAGGATAAGATTGCAAACGCAACCAAACCTACGCTATATGTTATGAACAGCTATGTTACAGACTGGGCAGACCATATGGAACAGACGGTTATTCTAATACCGTCTGTCTCTAGGGAACTGACACAAGTCCGCAGACGTATATCTCAACACCCTGGCCGCCGTAAAGACGGTTCGTACTGGGAGCCATTCGCCCTTATTTACTTTGGAGTAAATGACGACGGGACCCCGTATAAAGGGACATTCGAACATGTGCTTTCATTCGCAAACGCCACTTACGCCGAGTTCCTTGATGAGGGACTAACGGTGCAAGTGGTAGGACTTAGCACTGAGGCCTTCCAAAAGAAGCAGCAGGGTTTCAAAACCTTTGCTGAATCAGAGGAGGGACATATCGAATATAAATCAACAGGTGGACACAAGTCAACGTGGATCAATTCCTTACCACAGTTTAAAAACAATGTTAGGGTAATTGAATTTCTAGTAAAGGCGCCGGGAGATACAATAAATCATCCTCCGCCAGTACAGCGTAAAACGAAGACAGTGGATCCCTACTTTTATGAGGCATCATACGTAATGAGGAAAGTCACTCTCTATGAGGACTCTCCCATTTGTAGAGTCTCACGAACACGTCAAGCATGTTGGACAAAGCCAGGCTTCTTCAGCCTGCCGCGCCAAACACAGATTGACCAAAGACAAGCAGATAATAGACTTATAAAATCAGCCAAATCATTTGGAAGGCTCCTAGAAGCAATCAACACGGCTATAACGGTATGTAGGCAGCACCCGAAGGTGCAACGAACCGAACCGGTAAAGCCCCAGAGAGCACCAGGAAAAAGGAAGCAACCATCTTTAAGATGTTTCGACCTTAGCAAACCAGACGATAGGGTACTATTTGATGAAATCACTAAAATAAATGAATTCCTCATTAGATACTATAACGATTTCGGTATTGACAAGACAATAGACCTTGTCAAAGAAAACGCAGCTGAAATTAGAGTTATGTGGCAAATTGGAGACGCACGAGTGGAAAGCAGGGCAAACCCGCTAACCAAACTCGTAGCCCCTTGCCTATCACATATATATACAGTGCACACGTACAACGATGCAACAGGAGTGGTACTAGATGATATAAGATATCATATAGCATCCTATGCCTGCTGTGTCTACGGATTCCTCGGGCGAGCGCTCCCTCGGCCAACCGACGAAAAAGTCGAAAGGGCCAGATGGGAGACCTACGAGAGGTTCGGTGCAAAGCAAATAGTTGACCCTGAAACGAGACAGGAGATAACAGAATGGTCGACGAAGTTCTTCAAAGACATGAAGAGCCCCGACGACATGCCGCTAGAAACACCCAGCATATCAGGCTGCCTAGAAAGGCAACGATCGAAAGGCGGGGTGGCCAACTACTTGTCACAAATGTATAAGGAATGCAAAAAGAAGACTCCTGAGGAGTTAGAGGCAAACGGCCTCAAACAAACCTCTAGATGGAGAAAAGGATTCGTAGATAGAATCCTAGAACCGGGCGACGTACTCCACTTCCAAAATGAAGGTAGTGTATTCGCATGGTGCTTTGCGTACGACGTACTAGAAGAGTATGTTGAGCATGCCCCTAAGTGTGTTAGACACTTGGGGTGCACCCAACCAGAAAAGCATCTTCCGATGATGCCTTTCGGGATAGCGGAGTTAGGGGGGAAATGTAGAATACCCTGTATAACATCCGGTCTCCTCAATATACTAGCGTCGCCTATCCGTGAGGCTATGTTTAGGATAATACGTAGTGACCCAAGGTGTAAGTACCGAACAAAAGGCGCAGGAGATAAACAACTGCCCTTAATCAGTAAATTCCTGGAATCACTATCCAAAAACGATATCACTCACAGCGGAGATATGACAGTGTCAACAGACGCATTCCCACTCCAATTTATGGAATCCGTTATAAGCGGATTACCTATACCTCAGAGATGGAAAAGCATCGCCCTACTTGCTACAGGACCATTTATAATGGTAGCCCCGAGCGAGCAGAACGAAGAGATCTTGAAGCACAACAGAGTGATGAACCAACCAGAGTTGGAAACCACTGTAGTTGACCACAGACCAACGTTCCTTGGGAAAATGTTGTTACCCAAATGGTTTAACCAAGAGTATAACAAAAAACCCGAGGTGAACGTAAAAGAATGCGTCTATAATGGTGTCAGATTCACGGGCACAAGAGAGGTTAAATACCCAGCTCATACACAAAAACCTGGAGAAATTATAACAGTAAAAAGTAACGTGGAGCAAGCCGGACTCGGCTTCGAACCCCTAGTTACCTTTCAGCAACCCGATGATACTTACTGGGGAAACTCTTACCTAATGTCTAGCATTAAGATAGAAAAGAAACCAGAAATAGATATACTTGCAAACGCAAGACGTATCCTACAAGTTCAATGGGACACAAGCTATGTCACAACCAGTGGACTCCAAATGGCCACTGCCTGTAGCATTACAATGTTATACGCCTTCAACCTATTCTGCGACAGCTATGCAAAAGCATTGCCAGGAGCAGTAGGAAAATCTCTACTCTGCGGGGACGACAGTCTCCGAAGTGGTAATGAGATCTATATTGAGGGCTACAAGTTTAAAGCAAGATCACTATACGCTATCTTCTCTGCGTGGAAAGATGTCACGGCAATGAATGCCAGGGGTCTCTTCACGGAACAGTACATGGAAGAAGAAGAGGTATTAAAAATACCTAAACTAAAAACAATCATCCGGCCAAAAGGACCGGACGGTGCTATTCCATGGAAGAAGGCTATACAAGCAATAAAGACCTTACGCACCTGCGACGACGCCGGGCTTGTGCACCTCCAAGAGGAGATGTTATACAAGTACCGGAACGTACTAGCAGAGCATGAGGGTCTACTTCCTTTTGGAACAGAGCCATGTGTAGGAGGGTTAGGTTCTTTATTTGAACCTCTCACCGGACGAAACAAGTCCATCTGGGAAAGGATAAAGTCCCACCCCCACGTATACACTAGATACCAACTTAGTAGGATGTTTATGCGGAGTCTAACTCCGTATACATTACAACCTGCCCAGAAGTTACCTAATATCGATGCCTTTTCTATGGCAAAACCCGTTCGCGATGGCGAAAGGCTTTACGTTAGAGGTGCGGCTCGATGGCTCTCGGACCAAGAACAATACTTGCGCGGATTACTGTCCGCGGCAGCGGTGATGGTAGAACCGCCTAGACCTGTTATTTTTGCCAAAGAAAAGACAAAGAATAGCTTACGGGGTTTACCCGAAAGGTCTGGACTAGTACCATTTAGC